CCATTTTTTAATCCATTTTAGTACCCGTTTCATATGAAATGATACCATCCTGTTGCTATGATCTTTTCGTGAGTATCGGACTTGCGTCCTTTGTGGGTGAATGTCCAATCTGATGGCCAGATGCAACACTTTGCCTTCTCTGCTTCTATGTATTGTTGCTGGTGAAAGAACTCTGTACCTCCATTAGGAACATCGTTTAAGTATACCACCCAAACCAGATGTCTGTACGTGTTAGATCTGCTTGATGATTGTCTTTCACAATGCCATAGATGATACCCACCTCCAGGTTTATAGTACTGAAGGTTAAAGAACTCTTCCATCTTCCACATGTTTGTCTTAGTACACAGTGGAAATCTCTCAGCATAGTTATGACAGACACGATTGACTTCCTCAGTGAAGTCTCTGACTCTACGGTCTTGGATACCTACAAAGATAGGATAATCCATGGAGTCTTTGATGTCTTTGTTGACCATGCCACCACCTTGATCATCGATAGTCTGCCCTTCACCACCCTCAAAGATGTCTTGAGTGTGATAAAAATCTACCAATGCATCAGTTGCCTTCTCGTCTATGAATTCTGTGTACAGAAAATCAGTACGAGGTTTGGCAACCATGCCATCGTAAAGTATAGCTTGATCTATACCCATGGTGGCCCCTGTATCCATCCTACTAAACTCATACGTTCTCCTTTAGTAACTGCATTAACCTGATGATAGTCGTCAGCATGGAAAAATATTGCTGACCCTTTCTTTAATGGTATCTCTTGATTGATTAACATAAACTCTCCACCTTCGAAGTCATCATTCAGAAGAAGTACGAAGGAGACTTTTCTTATTCGTTCTTCTTTTCTTTTGTTTCTACACCACTCTGATTCGTCTTGGTGCCAATCATATCTATCTCCCTCTGCATACTTCGAAATCTGTAGAGGCTCCAGAAAGTCGAGATCGAAGTGCCACTTAGCAGCTTCGTTAACTCGCTGACAATAACTTTGGATGACATCTTTGAGGAGTTGCGACTCAATAAAGGCGACAGAAGACTGACGTACGTCCTCGATTTCTGTTGGTTCATACTTAGGTTCTCCTATCTCTTTAAGTATCCTTGAGAACTCATCATCCTCAAGATCAACGGTGACATATCTATCTCTGTAATTCATGATGTACTGGAGTATAACCTGCGATGTTAAAAGAAATTATCGTCCTAATAACAGGACTCTTGTTTGGATCCTGTTGATGTAGTAAGTAACTTGGAAAGAATACTATGTCTCCTTCCTTCACCTCTGGAGTATATGATACCATGTCTCCATTAAAAAAATTATGGAAGGGTGCATAGAAGGTAGTAGGTTTATGTATAAGTGGATCGAACTCGATATAGAAGGCAGCAGACACACCTAAAACACCGTGATTATGTACTCCATGCATCTGTCCAGAAAATGTTTTCTGATACCACATACTTGTGATCTTTATATCACTCGGATAAGACTCCTCAAACTCCTCTAGAACGGGTTGTAATGCCTCTGTAACGACATCATAATATCTTGGGAGGGTTTGACTATTATTATTGTCAAAATAATCCGACTCCATGTCATCAAACTTACCGTAGCCACTGGAGTTTATCTCTGCTAGTGTGCTACCAGTAGTTAGATTAGATAATATTTCTGGTTTCCAGTGGTCCCAGTTAGGTACACTGAAAGACTCAATCGGTATTGTAAACATTCTTAATAAACCATTCGGCATCAACAACAACAAGGGGTTTCTTATGGTTCTTCTTCATAAACAAGATAGGTTCATGACCCTTTGCATTGGCACATGCCTGTGCATATGCCTCATATACATTTAATTTCTCTACATTCTTACATTCTATACTAAACGGGAACTTTTGTCTAGCATCTCTTGCCATGATGAGATCTTCACCACCAGCACCCATGCTACGTGACTCTATATCTTCTGGGTGCACATCTCTATGCTCTATGAGCATGTCACGTACCCACTGTTGGAATCTTCGGCCTTTCCCCTTAGCACTCTGCGGTTTCATAATGAATTGATTACTAATGGAAGCAATCTATGCTCTGCCTGTTGTATTCTCTGAGTTAAAGTCTTTACATCATCATCGGGACAAATCATCACGACTGATTGATCTATGATCTTACCACCATCTAACTCTTCATTTACATAGTGAACAGTGCATCCTGTCTTCTTATCACCACTATCTAGGGCTTGTTCGATGGCATGCATTCCTTTATACTTTGGTAACAAAGATGGATGCACATTAATTATCTTATCAGGAAATGCTTTGATGAAATCAGGTGATAACACCCTCATATATCCTGCTAATACTATGAGATCAACTCTCCATGCCTGAAACAACAGGATCATTTGATCCTCATCCTTGGTAGAGATCCTGCAGTGAGCTATACCTAATTTGTCTGCTCTCTTGATGGCACCACACTCTTTCTTGTTGTGTATCATCAACACAACTTCATGTTTACTGCAGGTTCTTACTATGTTCTCGAAGTTAGTGCCATTCCCAGAACACATTACTCCTATTCTCATGAGTTTAATACAACTATAAGTCTAATGACCATGAGGATAAAAATAACATAGTAGGTCCACATTACCCACATCCCAATCTTATTGTGACGGGATCCTTTGACGTAAGGATGAGCACCTAGTGGTGATTCGTCCCATCCCTTCTGCATGTATTCACTTGGATCTATTCTTGGAGTGTCGTCTCTTGTCATAAGGTGGTTCCTCTTCTAATACTGTGTGCTTAAACTTTTCAGTGTCAAAATAAGATGTGTAATCAAACTTACCTTCTCTCTCATCTAATACTTCATTGATGAGAATCTTTGCCTCCTTAACCATATCTTCTGTGAATAACCTACGAGGTTTAACGATGGCAGGTTTGTAATCTACTTTTCCCTTTGGTCCTTTGTAATTAGGATCAGCAGGAGCACCCATACCTTGAGTATCGATGTAAGATCCTGGTATCGGTTTCTTACTCACATTTTTACCTCCCCTATAACCTTACCTATATCTATAGTAACATCAGGAGGTACAATAAGGCAATACCCTATGCCAAGATTAAATACTCTCCTCATCTCTTCCTCTGCCACATCACAATTGTTTTGTATGATGTTAAAAATCTCTGGTCTCTCCCAAGAATCGTAATCAATCTCTGCTTTTAATCCTTTAGGTAATATACGTGGGACATTCTCAACCAGTCCACCACCTGTGATGTGTGCCATACCTACGATAGGATACTCATCTAATAGATCAGCAACTAAAGGAGCATAGATTGTAGTTGGAGTAAGGAGTTCTGGTTGGTCTTTATATACTAGATGATGTCTCCATAGACCATCATTAACAATAGTATATCCATTACTATGAACTCCACTACTGTCCAGTCCAATGATCTTATCACCTGGTTTTATAAGTCTTCCATCTATAAGTTCGGCCTGTTCTACTATACCTGTGCAAAATCCTGCGAGATCATAGTCACTCTGTCTGAAATGCTCTGCTGTCTCTCCACCTAGGAGATCTATCCCTGCTATCTCACATCCTTTAAGGATACCAACCATGATGTCAGCAACCTTGTCATCTATCTTCTTAGTGGAAACATAATCCAAAAAGTATAATGGTTTAGCACCACTAGTGATCACATCGTTGACACACATAGCAACTAGATCTATACCAATAGTAGTATAATCATTAGCAACTCTACATATATTCATCTTAGTTCCGACACCATCAGCACCAGATACTAAGACAGGTTTCTCATATCCAGTAGGCACTGGGAACGTTCCACCAAATCCATGACTAGCAATAGGTATAGACTTTGCAAATGCATTAGCAGCATCTATATCAACACCTGAAGTTTTATAATCCATAGGTTCCACTGTCTCTTGCATGTATAAAGTTACCTGCTACCATACACCTATTCCTACAATGATTAGGTGGTACACCGTGCTTGAGTCTACTCTCAAAGACCACTAACATACCTGGTTCAGGATATATTTTGTGGTTAGAAGTAAAGAATACTAATGGAGCAGAACCAAAGGGTGCATTCACATAGTAAGCGAATGAGAATAGACTAGGTGAATGTTGATGAGGTGTAGTAAAGTCACCCTCATTATATAAAACTCCCCATACCTCCGAACACTTTAAAGTGTCAGGTGGTACAGAGAAGTCTTTGTAAATACATTCTGCTACCCAATCAACTAACTGATCACATTCTATGTGCCAGTCTGTCATCTTTGCATTAATATTATCAGGCGGTTCAGTATTCTGAGGTGCCTTAACAATAAGATCATACAAACGTGGGTTTATCTCACTCTCAAATGGACAGAAATACTCTTCCACGTGGAGGTCTTCCTCAACCCACATCTATCCTTGCCAAATCATATCAGGCATTGCTGCTGGTTGCTGCCTACCTACAGTAAGCAT